CTAATATGGCTATTATGACTAATATGGCTATTATGACTAATATGGCTATTATGACTAATATGGCTATTATGACTAATATGGCTATTATGACTAATATGGCTATTGTGACTGATAATTAGGTAGCGTTTTATTCATATTGATAAACATTTCAATATGAATTTATTATTTGTATTTATATTCGCTTTTATATGAGACATTAAATACTCTAGAAGTCAGGCATATAATCGTCACTAACTGCCCCGGTATCCTTTGCGTTAACCTGCACATTTGACTGGAACATCGCAATCTTATGTTTAGAACATTTGTCTTCGGTATTTTCCATTGCACCGAAACCTTGTTCGATAGCAGTGTCCATTTCTATCTTGCTCCATTCTTTACTGGCATTCATCTCGGCAATCGCATTTACATCAAGAACAAGTTGGAATGCTGCTGTTCCAAAATTGCCTTCTTGACCACACATAACATTCGCACTGACGCCCCGCATAACATCAAGCTCACCGTGCCTTGCAGCTCTTAAGAACATTTCCGGGGTTTCTTCAAATGAAGCTTTTGCTACTGGGCCAATATCGTCATTATTGATACCGTGACGGAATATGCTTGTCATATTCGCATTGTATGTCATTCTATCACAAAGAAGGCTCAAGTGATGATAGTTGATGTATGTACTATCAAAGTCAAGCACTTCAGTGATTTCATTGAATATGGCTTGACGCGCGGCTTCAATACCAAGCACTCGGTAGACTTCCTGAATATCATTCGTAATAGTTCGCATTGAGTCAATATAATCCAATGACAATAGCTCCAACAGATTGGTTCCAACGGTATCCAAAACCCAAGATGTCCTCTTATTGTATGCTCCATTTTCATATTCAACATTGTTGATAACCTTACGAATGGATACATGGTTAATATCTTTAACTCCACGCAATACCAAGTTGTCTAACAATTGCTCTTGAAAGTTCTTGAGCATATAGATATCATCAGATTGGTCAAGTGGACTAGACTTGGTTGCTGATTTGCGTTTGAGAAGATCAAGTGTTCTAATTCTGAAAATCAACTTGTCTGCGTTATAATCGGAATATATACATTGTACTTCATCTGAGTATGCGTTTTTGATTGCAAAGTTGACATCATCCATAGTAAGCCCTTTCTCAAGCATCTTTTCAGCATCAAGCTCCATTCTTACAATCCATTTAGAACGCTGGAGATTACCAGTAATATTGTCTTCATAGCAGTCATCAACCATTGTTTGATAAAGATTGTATTGTTCAATCAACAAACTATCTTCTTCAATCATCGTATTGTTGTCATCTGGGTCAAAGCAAATAGTGATTTCACTAACAATTTGCCGAAGTCGCGTGTGCTCAATACGCTTCATAATCTCAATTGCACGTGCATTATCACCCTCTTCATCTTTATGTAAGCAGACCGTGCACGATGGGTTCTTTGGCTCTTTTGAAAGTGAAAGGATTTCATCAATTCTGGGAACACCACGAGTAACATTGGACTTGCTAGCTACACCTGCAAAATGGAAAGTATTAAGTGTCATTTGTGTAGCAGGTTCACCAATACTTTGCGCTGCAATCATACCAACCATTTCTCCAGGAGCTACAACAGCCTTCATATAGTTCAAACGAACCATCTGTAAAAGCAATGTCAATGCTGCTTTATTGAAACGTTTAACCATTAATAACTCTTTTGGAGTAAGATAGTAGCGATACATTATCTCAAATAACTCAGTAGGTTGAGTATATGTGCTCTGTTTCAACTCGTCAAGTGTCTCTTCAATCATATCGTATGCTTCTAATGGCGTAATATCAACAAGCGAATCCATATTGATTGTCATTTGACCAACTGTGTTATTGATTAGGTATTGAAATGCTACTGGAATATGAACACCCTTATTATCTGTGTTCTCAAACACATTATTGATGATACGTTCACGTGCGGCAATCATCGTCTCTATCAACTGGGTTGTCTTCTCTTTTAGGGCATCAATCTGTGTTTTAGAGCGTTTTATGGTAGCCTTTGTAAACGGAACATCATTTAATATCGTGAAGTGCTCATAAATCTCTTCAATAGACATCCCAACCAATGGGATTACTTGGTTTTCAACTTTGGTTGCGTCAATACCGTCATCGCCATATGCAAATTGAACAATCTTATGTTTGCTATTGCGGACAGTCATATCATACTCCACTTTGAGGTCTTCCATACCCTTGATAAGTCTACGCTGAATGTAACCAGTCTGACTAGTCTTAACAGCAGTGTCAATAAGACCCATTCTGCCACCCATAGCGTGGAAGAACAACTCTTGTGGTGATAGACCGGAGATAAATGAACTTTCAACAAAGCCACGAGCACTGGGTGAGTCATCAAACTTATGATAATGAGGCAATGTCCTATTCTCAAAGCCATATGGAATGCGCTTACCATCAACATTTTGCTGACCAAGGCAAGAAATCATCTGTGAAATATTAATCTCTGAACCTTTAGAACCAGCCTTGACCATAATAACAAATCGGTTATTGTCACTGAGGCTCTGTAGACCAACTCTTCCTGCCTGGTTCATTGCTTGATTCAGGATATTGTTTACTTGAAGCTCAAACTCGGCCTCATTTGTCTTGCCAGTTTTGTTTTCAAAGATACCCAAATGGGTTTGGTCAATCAAATTCTGAACATCCTTCTTCTTGTTCGTAATAATATCAGCAATCTTATTGTTCGTCTCTCTATCAGCAATGAGATCACTGATACCAACACTGTATGCGCTACGTTTCATATACTCCGTAACAATGCTCTGTAAATCATCAATGAACTGGGCAGATGAAGTATTACTGAAATCATTGCAAATCCGATGAATAAGGCCTTTCGTTCCAGAGGCAATTACCTCCTTGGTGATTTGACCACGCACGTACGTTCCATCGATAATCTCTACGACCGCGTTGGATGTCTTGTAATCCTCTTTCTCTGCGTCAAATGCTTTTGTCTTATACTTTAGCGATAGTGGTGGTAGAATCTGTGAAAGCAATTCAAAACTGGTAATCTTGTCACCATAACGTTCTAATGTTTTAGGATCAATATTAGGTATCCCAGACAGCAAGTTCATTGCTTCTTTCTTGGTGAATGTTACATTTTTCCGAGTAATCAAGTAACTACCCAATGCTGAGTCTTGAAAGATTCCAATAATGCTTTGATTATTTCCAGGTGAGATGATTTGATATGGAATTGCTGCTAAATTACGCAATTCAGCTTCACTTTCTTCATCTTGTGGCATATGTAAGTTCATCTCATCACCATCAAAATCAGCATTATATGGTTTTGTATCACCAACATTCATGCGGAATGTATCGCCAACAGGCATCACCTTAACAATATGGCACATCATAGACATTCTATGAAGCGTTGGTTGACGATTGAATAAAACAGCATCACCATCCATAATATGTCTGTGGACGACGTCTCCTGTCTTCAGGTTAATATTCGCACGGTCTACGTGTCTAAGGACAATCTCGCCATCTGGTCTCTGAAGGATTTTCGCACCAGGGTATACGTCTGGACCATTTTGAACGAGTTTTGTAAGGAAATCCATATTCCTCTCATTCACTGTTACAGGCTTAGTCAAGTTCATAGCAATTCGTTTTGGGACACCAAGCTCACGAATAGACAACTGTGGGTCGGGTGTAATAACAGAACGTGCACTTTGGTCTACTCGTTTACCCATATTGTTTGCCCTCATACGCCCGCCTTTTCCATTCAACCGCTCTTTCAACGACTTCAGTGGACGACCAGAGCGTTGAGCTGCAACACCCTGTAGTTTATTATCTACCATTGTTGCAACCTGATACTGAAGATATGTTGTCCAATCTTTGACAACAGGCGCATTTTGTTGGATTTTCTCTTGTAATGTCTTATTGGTCTTCTGAATGTTCACTAAGATATGGGTGAGGTCATCTTCACTGCGTTGCTGAGCATCATGCTTTACACTTGGACGGACTGCTGGTGGTGGAACTGCTAATACTTGGCAAATCATCCAATCAGGACGGGACCAAACAGGACTAAAACCCATAAATGTCACGTCTTCATCAGTAATTCTGCGAAAGATTCTATGGACGATCTCTGGGACTAGTTCCTGTGTAAGTGCGTCTTCATCTATCTTGGTCTCAGAGTCCTTAGGTGGTGCCCATTCAGCAATAATTGTAGCTAGTCCTTCTTTACGAATCTTTGCTGGCATTTCAAAGCCACATCCATCGTGTGTATTACTACCGCAAACCTTCTCTTTGCTTGCAAGAGCAAACACAGCATTCCAACGTTGGTCATTCGGCAATTCCAACAAATGATTATGTTTCTCCTTATCAATCAATAGCTTACTACAATTATGACATACGCATCGTAATATTTTTAGAATGGTGCTTAAGTATTGTATATAAAACACTGGACGTGCTAATTCAATGTGACCGTAATACCCAGGAGTTTGCATATAATCTAGACCATCGGTTGGACATACCAATCCTGGTTCAATCACACCCATTCTTGGGTCAAATAGACCACCAATAACTGGCTTATTATTAATGAATGTATCACGACTTGTAATTTCGGCAACCGATCCCTTGCGAATTTCATGTGGTGACAGTATACTGAATTGAATACCAATAACTTTTGATGCTTCCTTGACTGGGATTACGCCGTTCATTTTGGACATAGCTTCCTATAATAATAGGATAATATTTAGATTGTTTTGCTTCAATTTTTTCAAGTATCCTTTCATTCAAGTTGTTTGGCAACGTCTAACTATGTCAGACCTTATCGCTATATGCAAAGCTATATTACCAAACCATTTAGAAAAACCTTATCATTTCCAAATAGCTAAGAAATGGTTGTTAGAACTCGATTACAGAAACGTATGTCCGACGAAACGAAAAGAAAGAGGAAACGAAATGGTGGAAATAATGGAAATAATGATAAGAATGATGATAATTCATGTTCAGGTAATGATGATAATGGGTTTGGTGAAGTAGAGTTTCGTGAATTTCTAGCTAGTGTATTCCCATCTAAGTTTGCGAACAAGAAAGTGGAGGAAGCTAAGAAAAAACAGAGAAAGCTGAAGAACCAAAAGAAACGGATATCAAGCAGACTCTCAGAAGTAATAGCGAAAGACAAAAGTGCTTCTGATGCTGATTCTACATCAGACACTGAATCTGACTCCGCTTCTCCGAAAGTAAAAACAAAAACGAAAGATAATGGCAATACTGCATTTGCAATTGTCACATTGCCAGGTGTTACTAAGAACTATAGAAGACGTAAATTGAAGAGTCAAGATACTAACAATGACAATGATGTGGAGTTCAGTGAATCTGAAAGCACAGATAGTCGTGACACCGAAGAATTGGAAGATGAAGGAGATACTTTGAGTGAATTGTTTGGCGATGAAACGAAAAGTGAAATGTCTTCAGACGAATCATATGAACCAAGCGATGGGAGCGATGATATTGATGGTAGAGATGATGAGGAGAGTGATGATGGTATTAATATGGGTGATATTGATGTCCATGCAACTACAGATAATAATGTAGTTGAACATATCTCAAGAGGAAGTAAGCGTTCTACAAAAGACACCACGAATCTTGAAGATGTTGAACATACAATTGGAGATAAGTTCTCAAAGTTACCATCTGCATTACAAAAGAATTGCTTTCGCTTTTGGAATGAGTTTAAAACAAAAGTTGTGAGAGAGCAAAAGATCCACTCAAAGTATAATACGAAGAAGACTCGTAAGTCCAATCTTTGTGAGTTCAGAAAGATGTTGAGAGAAGGCGATGCTATGAATGATTTGAAGTATTTTAATCGTTTTATGAGTTTAGATGAACAGGAGCGAATACTTGCCGATATGGCTGAAGTCCAGAAGCACACCAAATGTGATAAGCCATATCGTCTAAGACTACTAGAGTCACCAATTCCTTCAAACATCAAAGCTATTGCCTTCAAGAAGATTAATGCTTTGCGCCACGCATCACGTGGAGATAGTGAATACAATAAGCTAAAGAAGTGGGTTGACGCATTTTTGAATATTCCATTTGGGAAATACTCTACATTAGATGTAAACTTGTCATCTGGACAAGAGCGGTGCCACGAGTTTATGTCTAATGCAAAAAAGACGTTAGATGATGCAGTGTATGGTTTAGACGATGCCAAACTTCAAGTGATGCAAATGCTCGGACAATGGATAAGTAATCAATCAGCAATAGGAAGTGCGATTGCTATTCACGGGCCAATGGGAACTGGCAAGACAACACTTGTCAAAGACGGAATCAGCAAGATTCTTGGACGTGAGTTTATATTTATTGCACTAGGTGGAGCATCAGATGGTTCGTTTCTGGAGGGACATAGTTACACTTATGAGGCAAGTACCTGGGGGAAAATCGTGGATTTGTTGATGCAATGCAAAACGATGAACCCTGTAATTTATTTTGATGAGTTGGATAAGGTATCAGATAGTCCCCGTGGTGAAGAAATTATTGGCATTCTCACACATCTGACTGATTCTTCACAAAATGACAGTTTCCACGATAAATACTTCAGTGAAATCAATTTTGATTTGAGCAAATGTTTGTTTATTTTTAGTTATAATGACCCAGAACGAGTAAATCCTATATTGCGTGATCGCATGTATACAATCAAAACACAAGGTTATACTCAGCAACAAAAGATAACTATTGCACATCAATATTTGATTCCAAAGATATTGCCTCAAATTGGTTTTACAACAGACGAGGTAATTATGCCAAACGACACATTGGAACATATTTGTAGCAATTTGACGAATGAAGATGAAAAAGGGGTTCGTTCACTAAAGCGAACTTTGGAAGTAATTTATACGAAGCTAAACCTATATCGGTTATTGAAGCCAGGAACTGAGATGTTTGGGCACAAAATTCCAGATATTGTCTCTTTTCCCATTACAATATCGAAACAGCTTGTTAATGAACTTATAAAGAAGAACACTGAATCGTTACCATACCTAACATCTATGTATACGTAAGCCAGATAATCACATAACCACGTAATCACATACCCACGTAAT